AGCAGGTATTTAGGAGTGGCTAGTTGAGAGGTATATACCATGAGGTGGGTAGGATAGAAGTAGCGCAGGGGCTCTTTCGCTCACGTTTTCCTACGATTTCGCGCTGTATCTCAGCACTCCGACGCCCGTACCCCACTTAACTTGTATGTAGACGTCCGTACCCCTCTTAACTAGACGTCCGTACCTCACTTAACCCTGTGTTTGTTGGGTTCTTGGTGTCTTTAGTCGTGTTGATCTCTTGATGGTATGCACTAGCTTTGTGTATGCAAGCGAACCCTGACAGGAGAAAGCAATGCTACTCCCTACCGTAAAAGATGCGCGAGATCATGTCGGCGGATTCAGTAGCCCCGGCAAGATGCCATGCCATGCTATTAGTCTACCGATAGAGTTCTGCAACGTCGGGTCTAAACTCGCAAAGATTGCGGGCACTATTTGTTCTTACTGTTATGCCGGTGGCGGATTCTACATGATGCCGGTGGTAAAGAAAGCTCTACAACGTAGGCTGGATGCATTGTATGAGCCGGGATGGATAGACGGTATGGTCCGAGGCATCAACGGCGCAGAACACTTTAGATGGCACGATGCGGGGGATGTACAGGATATGATTCACCTTAAAAACATCGTAGAAGTATGCGAACGAACACCAGAAACAAAACACTGGCTACCGACGCACGAGACGCCATTGATTCTCAAGTACTTGCGGAATGGTGGAGTGTTTCCAGACAACCTACTAGTACGCTTGTCGGCGGTAATGGTGGACGGTCCAGCACCGACGTTCCCGCATACGTCAACGGTACACGATAAGGGCCAGCCTATCGGGCGAGCTTGTCCCGCCTACACGCAAGGTGGGCAGTGCTTAGACTGTCGTGCATGTTGGTCCAAAGATGTTGCGAACGTATCCTATCCATTGCACTAGGACGGGGGATCGGACGGGGGATCGTCCCCCGTCCGTACCCCACAAAAAAACAACAGATATAAGAGCGAAGCACCGACGTCCGTACCCCACTTAACTGTAGTGTATGTGTGTTCATTGCTTGTCTTTGGCTGTGTTGATCTATCCTGTAGTGTAGCTAGATTTAGATTGTGAGCAGAGAACTACCCCACTCTACGGAGGCATCACATGTCTGTATCCATAGGCGATGATGGCACACTAGATACCGTTGTGGATTACGATGGCAGATTTGGCACAACACGGTGTCGATATGATAGCGAATACCGCTTCTCGTTTGAGAACGACAAAGCGTTTCTGGATGCAGTAGCAGAAGAGGTAGAAGATATCGCAAGGTTTGAGGCACGGGTGTGGCCGTACCATAACGATGGCAAAGAAAGGGGAGGATGGCGGTCCCTTTACCTGAAATAGGATGGACATATAGGGACAGGCCTTCGGGTCTGTCCCTATCGTCCGTACCCCAAAAAACAACAGAACAAAAAGTACCGTAGGTCCCTTCGACGTCCGTACCCCACTTAACTGTAGTGTATTTGTTATGGACGTCCGTACCTTACTTATCGTGTGTGTGTGCGCCTTCCTTGTCTACGTTTAGTCGTGTTGATCTATCTTGGCATCCCGCTAGATTTCAGTTGTGGGGAGGAGCCTCACAGTTAGTTACCCTGACCGGAGAACGACATGAACAGATTAATTCTTTCTTCAATACCGTGTAGGTATTGCTCTGAACAACTTCCTTCAACTACGGGCACACCTTCGTGTGCGGTAGGGGGCGAGACCATCGTGTGGGTAGGGCTCGACCGGGAGTCGGTCGATAGTCTAGTGAACGACTGTGGGCAGGATGTCGGGGACGAGGCTGCCGTTCTCCTCCGGGCTATGATCACGAACGGAGACATCGATATGAGCCGTGAGTACACGGTTACGGTATCGGTGACACTGTCCGGCAGCGTCTCTCACACCGTCGAGGCGACAAGCGAGACCGAAGCTTCTGAGAAAGTTTCAGATATGCTGAACGATGGGGACGGACTTGACGATTTCTACGGGGATGCCGATCTCGACTTTGACATCGAAGATGTCGAGGCATACTGACCCCGGTCAGGGGTCGCCTCCCGGCGCTTGGATAGGCCGGGGGGTACGACATCCCCCCAACATCCCCCCCCCGAACAGCGGGCTCTTCGAGCCCGAAAGGCGAGTCGAGGCGACAGCCTCGAACGTCCGTACCTTTTTTTAACCACAACATAAAGTGCGAAGCTCCTTAATCTGTTTCTTTAATGCTCTTAGATATAAGTGCGAAGCTCCTTAATCTGTTGCTGGACGTCCGTACCCCACTTAACCTTCTTTTTTGTTATCTCTGAATGGCAGAGTACCGGCAAGGGAACTGCTACCGATACTCCCGAGAACCCGCATGGCACAAGGACAGGACCAGTGTCGAGTAGCACTACCAGTACTCACTACAGCCCACTAGGCCAGGGACAGTAGCACACTAGCACGAGAGGGTAGGAGAGAGGGGGTAGGAGAACGAGGGGATAGGAGAGTGAGGGGCTAGGAGAGTGAGGTGTGTAGCACAAAAAGAGGGGGGCCTTTCGGCCCCCCCCCTCTCTCTCGTGTCCTACTCCTTGTCTCCCCTTTTCCAATCGGGAGTCTCTTCGGGATCGCAATCGTGGTTGAATTGAAACCACTTATCGGATGGATGCTCATAGCCAAAGGCTTCGGCGATACTCCACACACAGCTACTCCAAGCAGAATGCTCCTCGTTATAGCCATATCCCGGCATCACCCTTCTTAAAGCATCTTTGATGGCATCTTCTTCTATCATCTATCCCTCCCACAGAAGTACTCGGCGACCCAACACAGAAGCAAGATCACAAACCCAACCACTACCACGAACACTACGAAAGCTTGATCGTCGTACATATCGTACCCCCTTTGTCCTGCATGGTAGGGGGGGGCGGAATGCCCCCCCCCGGTAGTGCTACCTGCAACCGCTCCCCTCAGGAGTACTCATCAGCCAACCCCTCCTCCGCTTCGGCCTCACAGCGCCCGCAGGGAATGTCCCTGCCATCCTCAGGCCAAAGGTCTATGCCATGGTAGCACTGATGTTTCGCATGGCCACGACTCTCGGCCTCCTGCCTACAGTCATCACAGTAGACAGGCTCACCCGTTACCCCAGTGCGACCACACTCACCGATGTGCGGGACATGGCCCCATCCGCGAGGCACCCACTGCGTGGCTATCTTAGTGCATCCCATCATATCGTACCCCCTTAGTCCTACATGGTGGGGGACAGGGCCGAAGTGCCCTGCCCCCCCGATGCCTACTCCTACAGCATCGCCTTCAACTCGGCCTTCAGCTTCCTGGCCGTCTCGCCACGGTAGCTACTGGCGTTCGACAGGAAGTAGGCGACCACGCTACGGCCTGTATCGTAGCCGTAGGCGTCATCGATGGACTGCAGGCGAAACATCGCGTCCAGATACGGACGCGCTGCGTAGTTCACCTTCACCCAGTCCACTTCGATCTCACCAGCGATGTGGTTGATCTGTCTCGCCATGCTGCACCCCCTTAAAGAAAGTGTATCGGTGCCAGGCTGGCCCCGATGACTAAAGCTAGCCCAATAGACCAATAGGTCAACGTATACAAAGGCCCCCAGTACCCCCGACCCCCCCGCGTGGGAGCGCGTATGCCCCCCCGCACCAAACAGTAGTTTGCTCATACGAACCACAAATTTTCAAAAAAAAAATCCCCAACCGTGCGATTTCCACTGGCCGGGGATCTATCTAGTAATCTAGTACTTATTTAGTACTTACTTCTACCCACTATCTATTTTTTTTGTGTTAGTAATAGACTATTACTACTCTTTTTTAAGTAGTATAGATTATCTAGCGTTGTCAAGGGCACCCTTACCGTCTTATATTTGCGGGCACCTTTTTCTGAGAGGAAATCTAGGTTGGACACGGCAGAGATTCTGGATATAGCGGAGGGAGCTTTGGGGTTGCCTTCAGCGCAGCGTGAGGAAATCCGTCATCAACTCAGCGTGATAGAGGCTGCGGAAAAGAGGGAAGTTGCACATGGGGATTTCCTAGAGTTTGTGAAGCAAGTTTGGCCTGCGTTCATTGAGGGTGATCATCATCGTGTCATGGCGGATGCTTTCAACAGGATTGCTGATGGCGAGTTAAAGAGATTGATCATCAACATGCCTCCTCGTCACACCAAATCAGAATTTGCGTCCCATCTGTTCCCTGCTTGGTATCTTGGGAGATATCCAGACAAGAAAGTTATCCAGACTGCTCACACTGCCGAACTAGCTGTCGGCTTTGGTCGTAAGGTTCGTAATCTTGTGGGTGTCGGTGATTATCAGGACATATTCCCGAATGTTTCTTTGAGTGCAGACTCCAAGGCAGCGGGTCGTTGGAACACGAGTCAAGGTGGCGACTACTTTGCTATTGGTGTTGGTGGTGCTGTTACGGGTAAGGGTGCGGACATTCTTATTGTTGACGATCCCCATTCGGAGCAGGAAGCTGCCCAGAACGATCCATCTGTTTACGACAAGGCATACGAATGGTATACCTCAGGTCCAAGACAGAGGCTACAGCCTGGTGGTGCTATATGTTTAGTTATGACGCGCTGGTCGAAAAAAGATCTTACGGGCATGATCACACGGGCATCAATAGAAAGGGGTGGTTCAGACGAGTGGGAGATCATTGAACTGCCAGCCATACTCCCTAGCGGCAAATCACTTTGGCCTGGATTCTGGCCGATTGAGCAGCTTGAATCTCTTAGGTCCGAATTGCCTATTGGGAAATGGAGTGCCCAGTATCAGCAGGACCCCAGTTCCGAAGAAGGCGCGATCATCAAGCGGGAATGGTGGAAGGAATGGGAAAAGAAAGATCCACCGAAATGTGATTTTGTGATTCAGTCGTGGGACACCGCGTTTCTTGCCAAAGAAACTGCCGATTATAGTGCTTGCACAACGTGGGGTGTCTTCTATGACGAAGACAAAAGAGCAAATATTATTTTGTTGGACGCGATACAGGAACGTCTGGAGTTTCCTAAGCTGAAGACTCGTGCTTACGAGTTGTATAAAGAATACAAGCCGGATGCTTTTATTATTGAAGCCAAAGCATCAGGGAGTCCCTTGATATTTGAGTTGCGTAGGATCGGTATCCCGGTCTCGGAATACAGTCCTGGGCGCGGTAAAGATAAGATTGCCAGGGTCAACGCTATATCTGATCTTTTCCACAGCGGTCATGTGTGGGCACCCCCAAAGAGATGGGCCGACGAAGTTATTGAGCAGTTTGCCGCATTTCCTACAGGGGATTACGATGACTTGGTTGACTCATCGACTCAGGCGTTGCTAAGATTTAGACAGGGTGGTTTTATCAATATGGAGACTGATGACCCATGGGATGAGTTGTTGCCCGGACGTAAAGCTGATTATTATTAAATGAGCAACTAATGATAGACCAGCAGGTTCCTCCCGGTTATTACGTTAGTAATAGCTCCGATGCAGATGTATTTTACGCAGACAAGAGCGGCAACTTCTATTTCAGGAAGGAAATTGGAAAGAAGTGGTCGCGCACCGATAAGTGGAATTTCGACCATGTCTGCGATGTGGAGACCGTGAACGAGGAGCAGGGCGTATCTGCTTCCGTGGATTCACACGACGGCAGGGGCATGGAGGTCAAGGTCAGCGCCCATATCGGTGTTACCGTGGCGGACGTGATGAAGTGGCATTATGTCAACCCGGACGGCAATCAAGCTACGGTATGGGCTGGACCGGAAGGTGGTCCGGGCGACGGGGTGAGCGTGGACGCGGGCGTCTGGTATGACAAGAACGGTGATATCCATGTGAAGTTCTCCACTTGTGGCGTGATTCCGCATCTAGCATTTGGTACGTCATTGGTCATCAACCCGAAGACTGTAGAGGATCTGGGTAAACCCACGGAAGATGACAAGCAATTCTCCAAAGGTTTGACTGAGGGATTGACATTGGGTATTGCTGACAAGGCACCACCAGTGATTACGCATACTGTTGCTACCTTACATAAGGTTGCAGATGATCTTGGAAAACTGCTTTGACTGCGAATTTGGAGCTAGTTCATGCCTGTAGATAAATCTCTGGACGGTTTGTTTAGTCAGGATGATTTCGATATGGGTCCTGAAGGACTCATGGTTATCGAAGAAGAAGAAGAGATACCAGGGGATTCGATAGTTACGGAACTTGAGGATGGTGGCGTAGAAATTGATTTTGATCCGATGGCAGATGTCGGTAGCGTGGAGACGGAGTTCTCCTCTAATCTGGCAGAGGTTATAGACGATAAAGAACTGCGAACGATTGCTGTTGATTTGATTGGTAAGTTTAATGCAGACACGAGCAGTAGAGGCGACTGGGAACAGACATACAAAGAAGGACTCGACAATCTAGGGCTGGAAATCGAAGATCGCACTACGCCATGGGCTGGAGCCTGTGGCGTTTTTCATCCCATGCTGTCTGAGGCAGTCGTGCGCTTCCAGAGTCAGACGATTCAGGAGATCATGCCCGCCAAGGGACCCGTCAAAACCCAAGTATGGGGGCTTTCCACCAAAGAGCTTGAAGATCAGGGCAAGCGTGTTCAGGACTACATGAATTATCAGCTTCTGGAGGTGATGACCGAGTATCGCTCAGAAACCGAGAAGCTTCTGTTCAGCTTGCCGCTCGCTGGATCGGCGTTCCGTAAAATCTACTTTGATCCTTCGCTGAACAGACCAACATCCATGTTCGTGCCTGCTGAGGATTTTGTTGTTTCATACAACGAGTCGGATCTGGATCAGGCAGAGCGTTATACCCATGTGATGAACCGAAGCACGAATCAGATAAAAAAGCTTCAGGTCAGTGGCTTCTATAAAGATGTAGAGCTTTCTTCGTCATTTGTCGAAGACAATCCAATTACTGATAAGTATCGGGAAATTGGTGGGGTCAAGCCGTCATATGATAAAGACGATAGGCACCAGCTTCTTGAGATGCACGTTGCTGTAGACTTGCCGGGATTTGAGGATAGCGACGGTATCGCACTGCCGTATGTCATCACCATCGACAAAGGTAGTTCCACAATCCTGTCGATCTATCGGAATTGGTCCGAAGATGATGATAATCGAGAGAAAAAACAGCATTTCGTGCATTACGGATACGTTCCTGGCATAGGATTTTATAATCTAGGACTTATCCACATGATCGGTGGCTTGGCTAAGTCGGCTACAAGCTTACTGCGTCAACTTGTCGATGCGGGCACACTTTCCAATTTGCCTGGGGGACTGAAGACTCGTGGACTCAGGATCAAGGGCGATGATACGCCAATCATGCCAGGAGAGTTCAGGGACGTTGATGTTCCGGGTGGCGTTATTAAAGACAACATCACCTTCCTTCCTTATAAAGAACCTTCTGCGGTCCTTTATCAGCTACTTGGTAATATTGTGGAGGAAGGCCGACGCTTTGCGTCGATGGCGGATCTCAAAGTAGCAGACATGAACCAAGAGGCTCCGGTAGGAACTACTCTTGCCATCATGGAGCGGGCAATGAAGGTGCAGTCCGCGATCCAGGCTAGAATACATGCGAGCCTGAAACAGGAATATAAGATTCTCGCTCGTATTATTTATGAATTCACAGATCCAGATTACCCATACGAGACAGGTGCTGGAGAAGGGATCAAGCTTGAAGACTTCGATGACCGCGTAGATATCATACCTGTATCGGACCCGAATGCGTCTTCAATGGCACAGCGGATCATGCAGTATCAGGCCGCACTGCAGTTGGCCGCGCAGGCACCTAACCTGTACGACCTACCCTTGTTGCATCGTCAGATGATGGAACTGATCGGTATTCCAAATGCCGATAAGGTTGTACCGATGACTGATGAGGTGCCACCGAACGATCCGGTTAGTGAGAATCAGGATATTCTCACGCAATCGCCTGTTAAGGCGTATGAGTATCAGGACCATGAGGCGCACATGCGTGTCCACATGGTTCTGAAAAACGATCCCCAGATGGCGCAGGAAGTTCAGAATAGTCCCGCTGGTGGGGCGGTTATGGGTGCGCTGGACGCACATGTTCGTGAACATCTGGCATTCATCTTCCGTAAGCAGGTAGAGGATGAGCTTGGTGTTCCGCTGCCGCCGATGGGTCAGCCGTTGCCACAGGATGTCGAAAAGAGACTCAGCACACTCATTGCGGATGCAGCCGATCAGGCGATGGGCAAGAAGCAACAGCAGGCGCAGGCCGCACAGCAAGCCGCGCAACAGGCAGATCCGATCATACAAATGAGGCAGCAAGAACTT